TCTGCGTACTACACATCCAGCATCAGCCTGTGATGGCATTGCAAACATCGAACATCCAACAACAGCACAAAACAATACAAAAGCTTTCATCTTTTAACTCCTGGTAATAACGAGAATTATCGGGAAAATGCCCGATCAAACAATTGTAGACTACAAAATTGATATGTCAACCGTAAGTCTTTGCTCATTTTGCCTAAATACAGTATGGATTTCAAGGGCGGTATGAATAAAATTATGGAATTTAGAATTTGGCTTGAAAACACTGGGGCATTAGATCAGCTTGTTGATTCTCTCAAGAAAGAGTTTCCTCAACTTGAAGATCTATATGCTTGGGAAACAGACAGTCGCATAGAAATTAGTGCGATTAAGGTATACCCAGATGTGCAAGGCAAAGGAGTTGGGTCTGAAGTCTTGAATAGATTCAAAAAATATGCCGCTTCTGTGGGAAAGCCAATAGTTTTAGCACCAGAAGCCGAGCCGCGAAAAAAGGCCGCTTTGCAAAGGTTTTACAAAAACGCAGGATTTGTAAACAATAAGGGTCGTTACCAAGATTATTCTCTTGCAAAAGCTTTTGCTTCCTCAATGTATTGGCGACCTGATTGGGACTAGTCCTCTGAGGCTTTTGCTGACACTGTTTCTAGCATTGGATGATACATCTTAGAATATCTCTTGTTCTCATGCGTAAACGCACCAACACACATTCCTTGACGCTTGTGTGACACCAACCACTCTATGATTGATAAAGAGTCATCAAGGAACTTTGAGCAATCCTTGTACCCACACTCTTTCATTAAAATTTCTGTTCGTTCATTGGGTATATAAACTTGTAGTTTTTCACCGTAATCCATAAAAGATATTTATGATTAATTTTAAAGAATTTGTAACACAACAAGATCAAAACGTGGATTCTCATGAAATAGAGCATCTATACGACAAAGCAAAAATTGCTATAAATGTTGTTAGAATGTATGATCCTAAGTTTTTGGAAAATATCTCTACAATTGCCAATCTAGCATCTGGGGCTTATGGGATGTATAACTCAGGAGAGAATAAAAAAATTATGCCTCCTGACGTAGAACAGAATTTAATATATCGTGGAAATGTAACAAAAGACAATATAGGCAATGTCCCAACTTCTGTAATTAAACAATACTTCCCAGACATAGATGAAAGAACAATCAGGCGTGGTGATACCATTCACGTTAACGTAAATAGGATACTGTCGCAGGCAAAGAGTGATTGGGAGGCAGTTATTCAGATCGCTTCCACAATTATTCATGAAGCTACTCATGAAATAGAAAGAGAAACAAAGGGTCAAACTTTTGAGCAAGGACCAGAAGGTGAAGAAAGAAAATTCATGTCATGGGTTCATCAAAACATTGATAAGATAAAACAGCAATTCCCAGATCTAAATGAAAACACAGAAAATAATAAACCATTTATTGTTAGCAAATCACAATATGCAGGCGTGTACTCTATTGTCGTTGTGATAAACGGGAAAAGATACACGTATTATGCGCATCCATCATTAGATCTTAAAAAAATAATCGCACAGTTCAAACATGCCGCTTGGCCAGCATTGAATAGATTAAAGAAAATAGCTTTTGATGTAGATACACCAGAAGGCGAAGAACCTAAGCTTAAACAGAAAGAGTTTGATTTTTAAGTTATTTCAGTTTTAGTCTTTGGAACGCTTATTGAATTCACTCGATCATCTTCCAATAAATCTGATAAAGTTAAACCTAAACTTTCTATTTTATCATTTGTCCAAATTTCAAATTCAATTTTTTCCTCTTCGAACAAAGACTTAGCTGCTTTATACTTGTTGTGATTAAGAAATTCTTCTTTAGTGTAGTTGTTTTTAACTTCAACTGCTAATAAACCTCCTGATTTATACTTGATTATAAAATCAATGGTGTAATATCTTTTGTGATCTTCCGTGTCATAATATGGAATTTGAAATGGCTCATAATCATAAAATTCTACGTTTTCATCATTATCTAAATGAACATGCGTTTGTAGTTCATACCCTGACCTGTAAATGGACTTTCCTCTTATGCATTTTGTGGAATCATAAGTTCCTTTGTAAGTGTTATTTCCGCCTCCTTTCCATTGTCCGCTCTCAATCAAATTGTTCATGGATACACTTTGCTTTTCATTCCATTCCTTTGGTCTTGTAATTCCTTTTGCCCAAGGGTTTTTGTAACTTTCTGACAACCACTCACGGCAATTTTCTCGTAAGTATTTTTTCATTTCTGGAAGTTGATTGTAATGATTAACTCCATATCTTTCCGACATTGTTTTTTTCATTTTATCACGAACTTCTGGCAAAGATGCCACATTTTTAACGCCATACTTCTTAACGTTAGTCTCCTGCATCCTTTTGACAGCTTCAGGATCTTGCAACATATGATCAACGCCATATCTTTTTTGCATGGTGTTAACTAAATTCTTTTTGCATATATCACTTTTCATAGGATGATCTACTCCATACTTTTTAATAGATCCTTGCTTTTTACTTTCTATCCATTTCTTTTTAAATTCTGGATCTTTCATTAATTCTTTTCGCTTATCAATTTCTTTTTTTGAATTTAATGGATGTTCCATTCCATATTTTTTCAAATTTGTCCTCTTTATTTTTTCAATGTTTTCTTTATTCTTCATGGGGTTGTTACATTTTAATGTGCATTTTCTACAAATGTGCTTTCCTTTATTTTTTTGCTCATTTTTTAATGCATCTTTTAATTTTATTTCCCACTCTTTTCCACAACGTTCAAATCCACTACTGCAATCATATTTTATCTTTATTTTTTGACTTGGCAAAATGCCTTCTTGACTTTGCAAATACATAATATTTCCTTTTTATTGAACATTGTAGCTTAGCATACCTTAGTTAGTAAGTCAAGCGTTGATTTTTGTTTAAATAAAAAAAACGCCCCCATTTCTGAGGACGTTTTTGTTTCAAAAAATCTTACGCTTGCTTTACTTTTGTATGGTAAAAATCATATAACAAAATTAGCAATCGTGACTCTCGCGTAGAATTTGGCACCTTCTCTAAGCAATTTCTTGCCATAGCGCGTCAAAATTCCTTTGCGTGGGCAAAAGGATTCTGGGTCCAAGACTACTGGGGTTTGTGTTAGCGGCACGTATGGGCAGTAGAAGTATCCACTATCCATGTAAGAGTCGCCCTTGTAACCCATTAGCAATTGTCCGGTTGGGAACAATGGATCTTTGTACAATCTCCAACGGTTGTTGATAGTACCGACGTACTGGATACCCAAGCTGGAAGTGAAAGTTTCACTTGAAGCAGGAGCAAAACCTGCGGTTGCTGTTTCGAAGATCGAAGCAACTTCAGGAGAAGTTACGATCCAGTTACAACCACCACGTAGAGTCTTACGGTGTACGACGTTTGAAACTTCTACGATTTTCACGTAAAGAGCTTCATACTTTTCTTTGATTGTGTCACCCAAAGCGGTGTTGAAGTCCCATGTCGCCACGGTTCCAGCATTGTTACGCAAGTCAGTCAAGACTTCACGGTCGATTTCAAGGTTGATTTCCTGCGCGAGTACGGCAGTCAATTCAGCTTCGGCATCGAGGTTGTGCTGTGAACGAAGGTCTTGTTGAGCTTCGTATGACCAAACAGCCTTTAGCTTACGAGTCTTGGCTGCAATCTCTTCACTTTCAACAACTAGGTTGATTTCAGGAAGGTCTTGCTGACATTCAAGATTGTATTCGTAAGACACGACAACATGGTTTGCAGTTGGATCACCATCGGTGTCCCAAGTCAAAGTCATTTCGCCAGTGTTGACATCAAGAGTACCGCTAACAGCCTGAATGGTTGGGGCACCGATGTCGGTAAAGGTGTAGGTTCCATCGCTGGCGACTACGAAAGTCTGAACAGCAGTAGCACCACGGAACAAAGTTCCAGTCATTGTTCCAGCCAAAACTGGAGTATGCTCTAGGGGAGCAAACACAGAAACGTGACCAGAAGCGGTTCCACCAGCATCAGTGCTGCTGGTTTCGTTCTGTACGAACTGATGACTGTAGAAAATGTCCAAGTTAGCGTCACCACTTGCAAGTTGCTGCAAGGAGTTAGCGTCATCACCTGGGAATCCAGCATTGTTATCTGCACCACGGATGGCACCCTTGTTGCTGGAGTAGCGGAAACGCAAGTAGTAGACCAAGCCAGTTGGGCCAAGTAGTGGCTGAACTGATACGATCTTGTTTGCGATCAACTGGGGATAAATTCTGCGAACCAACGGGATGCTGATTCTCTTAAATTGAGCAACGTCTCCAGTATCGGTGGAAACCTCGTTCATTAAACGCTGATTTTCTAGAAGAACAGAAGCCGTCT